CGCCTCTGCCGTATTGATTGTTGCTTCTGCGATAGAGATCGCCTTGCGGATCTGCGCGGCCTTCCGATCGTCCTCTACGGCCATGTCTACAAGCGTGCGCAACAGGTCGAAACTTGCACCCTGTATTGTCTGCTTGTAATTCTGTAGCTGTTCCTCGATTCTGGCTTTCTCGTCGGCGGTATCTATCGCGATGCGCTTCTCTTTATCTTGCACATCTCGATATGCCTGTAGCGCTTCCTCTTCAAGCGCAACCTTTGCCCGCACCTGCTCCATAGCCGCTTCGTTCGACTCTTCGCGTACTGCCTGTCGCTCGCGCTCTGCCTCGATCGCCGCATCTACCTCATCCTGATATGCTGCCTTTGCGCGTTCAATTGAGTCGATGTATGCGTCTACCGCTTTGGTGCTCTTTTCCTTGGCCTCGACGACATCTTCCGATCCTTCAATGGCTGCCGCCGCTGCCTCTTCCTCTGCCGCTATGAGTTCCTGTATGCGCTGTCGAAGGATTTCTACGGCCGCCTGCCGGTCCTGTTCGAGCAGACCTTGAGCCCATGGTGTTGACTGTAAGAATTCGATCTGAGCGGTGAGCTTCTCAACCTCGGTCAATTCGCTTTCGAGGATAGCGAGTACCTCAGCTCGGGCAGCAAGGTACCGGTCATTGATTCGCTGCTGCGCCTCAAGCTGTCGGGTTGTCTCTGCCTGAGCTTCCGCCGTGCGTTCTGAGGACTCGGCCTCCGCTTCCGACGCCGCCTGCGCCCGTTCTCGTGCAAGCCCATAAGAGTTTGCAGACGCCACACGACCGAGCTCGATTGCAGCGATCGACTGCTGCTCTGCCGTCGAGTCCTTGAGCGCCTGTAGTTGATCGCGCTGCGTTTCTGTGAGGTTGTCAAGATTCTCAGCGATGTCTATGACGCGGTCGAGAGACACCCCTGTCTGAGAGGCAAAGTTTACGGCGATATCCGCCATGTCTCCCATCGAGTTCGCCGCAGTCCCGAGCAGGTCGCGAATCATCCTGTTCTCTCGTGCCGCTTCCCGCGCCGTCAAAGCGATCTGCCCGGTGGCCTCACGCTGCTCTTTTAGGATATCAAGCTGCGTGCGCATCTCACCACTGATCAACCCATGCTCGTCTGCCAGGGCAGTCACCGCGTCGACTGATACACCGGTCTCGGTGCTTATCCGTCCGATCGCGTCGACCATGTCCTCGCCGCTTGCAGAGGCACGGGTAAGCTCGTCGGCAATCGTTCCCATTAGGTCTTCTGCGTCTGCCGATCGAGCCCTGTTGATCGCTACCGCAATGCCCCCTACCGCCGCCGCTACCCCTGCGATTCCGAGAACGATTGGGTTCGCTGCAAGTGCTCCGAGCGCCACAGTAAGAGCGAACGCGCCAGCCGTCACAGCCGCGAGCCCAGCCGTGAATGCCGCAGCCGTGACGATGTTTTTTTTCGTCGCGTCGTCGAGTTTACCGAACCAGTCCGCGATCTCGCGTGCAATGCCTACAACCTGCGTAGCCGCCGGAAGCAGTGCGTTCCCGAACTCGACCCTGAGGTCCCGAACGGATGCATTGAGGATGCGCGTCTGGTTCGCAAAAGAGTCCTGCGACCGAGCAAAGTCGCCTATGGCGTTCTGACTCTGCCGCGTCGCGATCTCAAGGGTGAGCATGGCTTTCTGCTGTCGCGTCAGCTCTCCGACGATCCCACGGTCCTCGGCGAGTTGATTGATATCGGCCTCTGTGATGGCAATTCCGAGCGACTTGACCGACTCACGCTCACCGAGAAGCGCCTTCGTCAGAGCCTCGCTTGCGCCCTCTGCTCCGCCCGAAAAGTTAGTGAACGAGGCAAGGTCGACCGCTAGCTCCTGCACCTGCGTCGAGAGATCCAGTGCGCTCTCGCGTGTAAACCCGAACCCGGTGAGAAGGTCTCCTGTATTTGCAAGGAGTGCCTGTGCCTCGTCCTGTGCAAGTCCAAAGTTTGAAGCGAGGTTACGGGCGGTCGTGTCGGCTTCACGGTTGATACCCTGGAAGGTGACAGCGAATTTGTTCGCCGTTTCCTCGGCATTGCTCGCCGCCATGATCAGCTCGCCGCCCATGCGAGCTATCGACCGTGCTGCAGCCGCTGCGATCGCTGCTATCCCGATAGCTTGTAGGCTCTTGAAAGCTCCGGTCGCGCCTTTCGCACTTTGGCCAGCCGCCTTCGTACTATCAGAAAGCCGCCCCATCTGAGCTGCGGCGGTTTGCGCGTTCGTATCGATTCGTATTACAAGTCGTGCTGCCTCTGTAGCCATTCGGCCCCCTATCGTCTCGCGGTGAACGCGCCCATTAACGCATCCAGTCTCGCAATTATCGCTCTCTGCGGACTGAAGTGCGCCCGGTATTGACCCTCGAAGTATGCCACCGCATCAGATAGCCATGAGTCTGGATCCGGTTTCGATAGCCCCAGGTTAAACCGTTCCCATGCTCGGAAAGCCTGCCAGAACGCACCGTCGAAAAGCGTGGCGAAATCACCAGCACGACCGACCCATATCGGGTCGAGCTTCGGCCCCACGGCATGGAGTTTATCCTCATAGCCGGGAGCCGGTCGGTAATCGGCCTTACCACTCATCACAGAGTAGTAGGCCGCTATCAGTTTTTTGTGTCGGTACCCTCTGTCCTCATCTCCCCGATTGCACGATCAATCGCTTTCATGGTCTCGTCGAACGTATCATACGAGAACAGATCCGACACCTTGAGTGTACGAGTATCGCCGCCTTCGAAGTCAACTTCCGGAGCATTGACGAGTCGCTTGATGTACGACCTCGTGATCGCACTCAAGTTAACCTTCTGCCGAACCGCTCCGCCCTCATCGGTCACGTACTCGGTAGCGACCTCATTGAGCCTGGACTGACTCGGCTTTTCGAGTACGATACCGAACCGCTCTGCCTCCGGTAGATCGAGGTTACCCTCAATGTCCGGGTACACCGTTCGTGTTGCCTGCTTTCCTACTTTGATCTGCATTGTGCCTCCTTTATGCAGACACGGCGAGACAACTGTCCCGCCGCATATCAACTATTACGTGTTCTCTTCGCTACGTGCCCTGCGGTACATAGTCGGGAGAACCTCTACCGATGCCGCCCCGGTCGTCAGGTTCGTGAACCTGAACGATGAGTCAAACGCCTGAGCGTTCGCTCCCTGCTCCGCGCCAAGGTTGAAGCTGAACAGCTCAACCGGCGTGATCACTTCCATGTAGTCGCCAACGTCGAACTTCTTGTTGAGCACGAGCTTGACGATCTTCGCCGACTTCTCTTTCTCGTAGATGTCTACCGTATCACCGCCATCCTGTCGTGCGATGTCGATGAACGTATTGGCGATCTTGAGACCAGAGAGCTTGTCCGTGGTACCGAGCCGGAACACGCCATTAAGCGTACCCTGCGCATCGTCCTTGCCTGCTCGATACACTTTGATATCGTCGCAGAACCCGGTAATCTCAACCTCGTCCGAGGTGAACGCGATCGACCATGCCGACAAGTCGCACAGCTCGGTAAGCGTGAGCTGGATGTACTTGTCTCCGATTGCAGGCGTGATAGCCGTGTCCGTGGTACGGGTCTCGAGGATCCGCCCAACTCCTATCTGAGACGCGCCGCTTGCACCGCTCGTGCCTGGCCATCCAGACGCTACCGCGACCGCAGTGATGATGAAGAACCCCTCTCCAAGAGGCGTCGCCCCGTCGCCATCGGTCTCAGTGCCGAGAGTGGCGTCGAAGACTGTCCCGTCGTCGCCGATAAATTTCTGACCGTTCCCCTTAAATGCCATAGTGCACCCCTTTAGACGTTAGAATCTTCTACGTCTGTCGCTTTCTCTTCTACCGGCTCGTCTACGACAGCCGGTGCCTGCTCTCTCGGTTTACGCCGCTGCCTCGTCGGTCGCGGCTTTGGCAACTCGTAGACCCGGCCACAGTCTGAGCACTCTCGCGCCCCGCCTGCTGATCGGTAGCTCTTCGCGCTGCCGCATACTGGACACAATATCACGATTCCCCCTTTGGTCCTATAGCTTTGACCATGTTAATGGCGACTCGAAAAGAGCCGACCACGTTCCGAGCGCTGCATCGAACGACACTACCCCGGTCGTACGGTTCGCCTCTACTTGGTACTCATCTGGTGCGGTGCCGATCGTCGACCGGATCGCCTGCACGGTTTCCTTCAAAGTCTCCAGCGCGTCATATGCTGACGGGAAGTCCTGCGCAGCGAGCGACCACTGTAGAGTCACCTCGCCTCCGTCGCCTTGGTCCTGACATAGCCGATCCGGTGTTTCGTCGTTCGGAGGTACGATCAGGATCGCGATGAACGGAAGCGGCGGTGTGTTCGCAGTCCCGAAGTACAATGGAACGCCGCCGGTGTAGGCCGCCTCGACGGCTTGGATGAACGTCTTCACGAACGTCATCGCGCAGCCCTCTCAGCAAGTCGCGCAGCTTTCTTGACGTTCTCCTCGAGCTTGTCCTTGCCCTCTTTGGCTGCGGGTCTAAAGTAAGGTGTGTAGCCGTAGTTCGGTAGATCCGGCCTACCGTACTCCTGAGCAGCTGCGTACTCGGTATTGGCACTTACTACGTTCTCGGTCTCGCTCACTCGATCGAGTCGTATCGAGTTACGTAGCGCCGAGGTATCAACCCGCACAAAGCTTTTTGCTGCCTTGCGCACAGTGATCCCGGTGAGCCACCCAATTCGGTCGGCAAACTCTACAGCGTATCCTCGGAAATCAAATCGTGTGTCAGACGTACTCAAGGTCGACCTCCTTGTGGTGATCTACCGATGATATTCCGGTCGTCTGCGTGACGAACGTCGCTCGAAAGCGTATGCCGTCCTGCTCGATTTCGTCTGCAAACTGCACCGGTACCCTCACGTCAGTATACAGCCTATGGCTCCGCGATTCACGTAGTCCGGCGGCGATGTCACGTTCGCTCGCTCCGACCGGCTGGATGAATCCACGGTATACCCCGACCTGTGTCTCTGTCGGTGCGCTCACTGAACTCGAGGCTGCTACCGTACGGTACAACGTGAACGGTCGGTAACGAGAGCGTAGACTCATGGGGTGTACTCCACGTCGACGATTGGCCCGGCGTTCAGGTACGACTCGAGCCCCGATGCAACGTCCATCGGATACATGAGCCCGCCTGTGTTCTTGCTCTGCGTGTAGGAGTAGGTGCCTATCCTCTCGGTGTCCAGTCCGAGGCGAGTGTTACGGAGCACCACGTCGTAGTAGACCATGCGTCCGACGATACGGTCAAAGTCTGCTGGCACTTGCAGGAGGAGCACAAGGAAGCGTTCTCCAGTCCCGACGAGCGCCGTCCCGAAGGTAAGCCCAGCAGCGTCTACGCTCTCGATAGTGTGGCGCCCATGGTTGCGCTTCGATCCGTAGATGAACACCTCGTCCTCGTACTCGAAGTGCTCGAGGTCGCCTATCACGGCGGCCGTCGTATCCGCTGCAATCGCGGCTCCTGTGATCGTCCAGTCCGCATAGAGTCCAGTGTAGGTATTCAGATACCACAGAGCCGTGCGCGTGATCGTGTCAGGCGACTCGTCGAGCTCCACGCTGCGCTGCACGAGGAACGATACGAAACATTCCTCGAGCACCCGTGCGTAGGTATCGGCAAGGATATAGTTGATCCGTGCGTCGATCGCCTTCTCGGTCTGCTCCCACAGTCCAGCCGCCGCGTCGTTGAGCACAAATGAGTCGCCGGTGGTAGTGTTGAGCCACCTGTCACCAGCGGAGTACACCGGCGTGAACTCGCCGAGCGTCGGGTCGTCCGCTTCGATCCATTCGTATTCCCCGTTGATTTTGACATCTGCTTTCGTAGTCACCTATACCTCCGAACTGTATGTTATGGAGCATACCACATCATCAAGCGCGCCTGAGCCAATTGCGGCAACTGTAAGCGTTTCTCCTGGCCTTATCGATATGTCGGCGCTCTTGATGTCGATTACCTGACTGTTAGTCTCCGAAACTACGAACTCCAGCAAAACCGTCCCTCCCGTTAGCGCGGTGGCAGACTCGTCTTCCTCTGCGGGCATCGCTTCCTCGTCGACAAACGCGAATCGCAATCGACATCTATCCCCCTACGAAAAGGGCCCGCGAGGCAATGCCCCACGAGCCCCTCGTGTTTTTTGCTCTACTCCCTACGATCAGGGCAGTGTGTCACCACCGGTCACCGTCGGGTGCCAGACTTCCACAGTCGGCCGACCCTCGAGCTCGAGGTACGGTAGCACCGTCAGCGCCACAGACGCCTGCGAGGTATCGGTGTGAGCCCGCAGCTTCACAAACTGCTTGGTTCCAACGAACCCGATCATCTGCCGGTATCCCGTGGTCGGGTTGACCAGAAGCTGGCCCCACTCTCCGCTCTCGTACTCGGTATTAAGCTCGGTCGGCAGTTGCTTGTCGCCTGCCTCCTCGTCGCCCGTACCGACCGGCGTATAGTCTCCTCCCAGCGTGTCGCTCTCCAGGATCTCGAGGTACGAGACCTGCGTGGTGAGCGCCGACCCGAGCGCGGTGATAATAAAACCACCGCTTCGAGCACCAGATACATCGATCCCGGTACCGATGTCGTCATCACCGGTCGAGTCCATCGTGAGCGTCTGAGCGCTCAGGAAAAGCAGATTGCTTTGACTATCTCTCTGAGGCATAGCCCCTCCTTACGACGCCTGTACGTCGAGCACCTTGAGTGCCTGGAAATTGGTGACCGCACCGCCGACTCGCTTGGTCGTGTAATACTTCACGAACCGCTTGTCGGTGTACGGATCGCGCAGAACGCGAATACCGATTCGGTCAACGATGGTGTATCCCTCGCGGAAGTCACCGTAGATCGCGATGTTGTTGCCCTCTGCGATGGTCGAGTCCATGTCACCCGCGAACCGCACCGGCCGTCCGAGCAGCTGCATGTCGACGCCCATAAAGAGCATCATCGGGTTCAGGAGGTACTGGTTGTCCGCGTCCTTGAGCTGCATGATCTCGGCCCACACCTTTCGGTGAAGCATCCAGACTGCGTTCATCTGATACTCTTCGAGCAAGTCGCTCTGAATGTCGATGAAGTCATCGCCCGCGATGGTGCCGACGGTGCCGGTGTCACGGTGCTCGAGTGCGAACCGCTCGTAATTGCCCTGCGTGGTCCACGAGTCAAGGTTCAGGATACCGGTCGGCTGCTTGACGCCCGTACCGTTCACAAATGCGGTGTTCTCCGCTCTCATGAACTGCATGGCGACCTTTTCCTGCAACCACGATTCCAGGTTGATCGAAACGTCGTCGATCGCCTTCGTCGAGATCTTCGGCTCGGCGTACTGCTCGTGCGTCGGGATCTCGAGTTCTGCGATCTGCGGGTAGTCGGTCTCCGGTCGTGCGTCGAGTTCTGCAACCCATCCGCTACCGGCCTTCTGGTCGTCGATGATGATCGATACCGCTTCACGCGCAGTGCTGATCACATTGGCTATCTGGCGAACCGGCGAGGTCTCGAAGATGCGCCGCGAGATGAACCGAACAGGGTCGATCGGTGCAAGGAACCCGCCGTCCGGGTTCGAGCCCACGAGACCGGCCTTTACGATGAGTTCGTTCGCACTCTTCTCGTCGGTCGGCAGTCCGTAGTATTCGAGAATCTGCGTGGCGTTCTTATGCTCGGTCTCGTCGCCGATTGCGCTGCGCCTGCGAAGGTAGCCATCGAATGCGGCCTTGTACTCCGGGTCGGTGTGGATCTCTCCGTCTCCATTTCCGTTTTCCGGCATCCGCGCCATGAGAGTTTCAAGCGACTTGCGCTCTTCCTCTTCGACTCGGATCTGGTTTGCCTGCTTCTCCAGCTTGTCGGTCAGTTCAACGAAGTCCGCCTTGATGGCCGCAATGGCCTCACCCTGGGTCTCACCGCGTTGCTCGAACTCGTCGAACCGCTTCTGACCTTTGGTGACGAACTCGGTGATCTGCTCTTTGAGTTCTACAATATCGCTCATTTCCATGCTCCTTTAAGCATTGCTTTAAGCTCCCGCATTTCGGTCGCCTCGCGTAGTGTCCGCTTGATTTCGTCCACCGTGCCGGTGTCTGTCGAGTCATGCCCTGACCCGAACGAATCAGCAAGAGCGCGTACAGCGTTCCGGCTGAGCTTCTTAGTTGCTATGATATCCCGTCTCAGTGAAGTTGGCAATCCGTTCAACTCAGATACTGACCAGCCCTTTTCAGCGCCGTCTCCGAATGGTGGATCAAGACTCATCCGGTCGTACAGCTCATTAACCGTCGCCTCGACTGCTGCCCGGTCTTCCTCGGGTAGCTCGATCCCGCCCTTAGCACCATCCAGCATCGCACGAGCAGTGAACACGGCCCGAGGTACGAGCTGCATCTCACCATCCTCAACGTCGCAGACCGGCAACTGGTAGGATTCGAAACTGTCTGCCGCGTTGTCGTCGTAGAACAGGAAAGCGTTACGGTAGGTCTCGCTCGGCGCTTCTGCGCTGCCGGTCATTGCCCGCACACGCTCGTCTGCGTTCTCTGGCATCCACTCTTTATCTCGCGACGCGATCTTGCTCGGTAGCTTTGACGCAAGCATTGCTCCGCGAACCATGGTCGCCACTGCCCGAGGATTCATAGGCTCGTCAACGAGCGAGGTCTCCCACAGCTTCGCACGCTTGAATATCCGGATACCGTCAACGATATCAACGTCCGTACCGTCTGCCGAGAACCCTACCGAGAAGTCAGATAGCACGCCCTGCTTTGCAAGCATGTAGGCCTCCCGTCCCTCCTGCACCCCAAGGTTGATCTCGGCTACTCCGTAGAGCCCGATGTCATCCTCGACCAATCGGTCAGGATCAAACCCTCCGATCATGTTCATGTGGTTGCGCTTCAACCGTAGCGGACGCTTGCGCTCCTGTAGTTCGTTGATCGTGTCAGCGAACGCGCCCTTGACGAACCGGTCGCTTGCTCGGTCGATGTCCCACGTCGCGAGGTATCCCTCGACGATGCCGGTCAGCACATCGGAGCCGTCGCTGCCGGTCTCCTTTCGCTCATACGCTTTGGTGACGTGCCCAAACGACAGTCTTTTTTGTTCGATCATCCCTACCCCCTCACAGCCATACGGTCCTGCAATTGCACCCGATAATCATACTCAGTGGCGCCCCGAGTGACCCATCCATAGGATACTGCATCCTGTAGCCGCCAACATCGAAAGGCTCATCGGCCGGTTGCTCCTGTCCGCTCGCTGCCGCGTGTTCAGGCCGCGTGTTGTCGAATAGGGCTTCCCATCGCTTCATTCCGCTATCCAACCGCTCGGCCTGTTGCCTCATGCTTGCTATGATACGCCCCTGCACCAATGGTGTCACGAGTCTATCGCGGAAATCAGATATCGTATTTAGTAGCTCGCCCTCGCTCACCGATGTCGGTAGCCTCGCCATCCGCACAGCTTCCCGAGCGAGCCTACGTGCACCGTTTATATCGCCAGACTCGAATAGCTGAGCGATGCGCTCCACCGAATCACCGAGCGCGTCCTTGACCGCGAGGACTGCCGTCTTCTGCGTCGTGTTAACTGTCCAGTTTGACTCGGTGACCGCGATGATAACCCGGTGATCCCTCATGCGTCTCCCGAGGTTCAATCGCGCCGCGCGTGCCTGCTGCTGAGGCGTGATGCCTTCCTCGTCCATCGCTGTAGCCGATGACCGTAGCATCATGTCGCGCAGCGTGCCGAGAATCGACCGCGACGACGCCACAAGTCGAGGATTCAAAGCCGCCGCCAGTGCGGTAGCGATTGCCCGCATTGCCCCTTCGAACGCTTCAATCTCGCCTTGCTTGTAGATCCTGTAGTCGGTTCCAAGCAGCCGGTTTGCGATCTTGTCGTAGGCCCGTCGCAGCACAACATCAAGCTCAACCTCTGCCTCCGGAGGTATACGTTGCGTGTTCGGCGACCACTCCGCTACTACCGTACCAGTCCACGTAGCAAGCTCGCGCTGTAGGACTGACTTACCGTACTCTCGCGTGTTGTCGATCCGTCTGCGCTGCTCTCGTACGCTCGCCACTATTCCTCCGGATCTTCAGGTGTCTCAAGCGGTGGCACTTCAGGAAACTGCATCCCATCGGTACCGTCTATCGACATGAGCGTTGACGGTGCGAGGATCACGTCTCCCTCCTCAACTGGATCGTATCCAGCCATCTCGCGGATCTCGTTCGTCGATAGTGCATTCGTTGCGCGGGCCTTCTGCATGCGCTCGAGGTTGCGCCCACGGAGCGCCCTGATCGTGTTCTCATTGTAGGTGATCCACTTGTTCTCGAGCTGCGGGTAGCGTGGTACGAGCGCCGATGTCAGCGCGTTTGCGAGGTCGTCGAATACCGGAAATACTGCCCCGTCGAAGAACGCCGTCTGTGCCGTTGCGTAGTTATTGAACGTGGCTGAGTCGTTCATCATCAGCGGCAGCGGGATATTGTAGTAGTTGTAGACCGTTTCCTTCGCTTCCCGTAGGAGCTCGACGTAGTCCATCTCTTTGTTCGACAGTGCGAGGTCGAGTACCTCCACGCGCCGTGGCATCACGAGCGTACCGCCTGCTGTCCCAGACCCTCGAAGCGCCTGTAGCGCCGCTTGGATCTGCTTTACCGCAGCACCTTCGAAATGATCTCCTTC